AATAAAGGTGGTTTATATCCACATGGCTCTAAATATGCCCATTGTTCTGTTTTTGGATTAACAATATACCAAGGTAAATTACTATCTTCACAACTAATTTTATCTGCCTGACTAGGATTTGGTGGGGTGATGGGGTGACTATGAACAACACCAACTATTTCACCTGTATTATCTGCTTTTACATAATCTTCTGGGTCAATAATAAAACATTGATGTTCTGTCATTGAAAGATTACGACAAGGATAATATCTTTCCTTACCTTTTATATTCAACAACAAACCACAAGATTCTTTCGGATCTTCTCGTTGAGCGTGAAGTAGGGCTTTATATTTCCAACTCATGCTACAAATGTACCAATAGAAGGGAATATAGATCGAGTACATTGTCTTTTTGGAATCCTAACTCCAGCAAGATCTGTAGGAGCAGCAAGTTCAAACTCTACAATTTCTCGAGTTTCTGTTGATTTACGATCTATCGAGTACACTTCTTGAGGAAACTCGGCTGTTGGGTCGGCAGTTGCATTTGTTCCGTCAGCAAAATTAACAGCATCAATAAATTTAGCTAATGTTCTTATTCTAGTTACTGTAGCTCCTGTCAGATCATTACCAGTTGTTGTTTCATTTACTGTTAAAAGTATTGATGAAATTAATCCTGTTGCATTACTAATACTTATTTTTGGTCTTGGTAGCTGTCCTTTTTGAAAAGCAAAGCCTGATGCTTGAATAGGAAATCTAAGATATTCATTGGTAGCCCATACTATTTTGCCGTTTGCATTGAGATTGCTTCCAGCATGAAATCTATATACAGTATTTGCACCATGTAGTGCGGTAGACAACTGAAGTGTAAATAACTCAATAATTGCTGACGGATTTATGTCTTGCAGACTGCTAAATACTGATGCGTTTACTGACATTATGATGCTGGTTCAAATACTTGTCTAAAGGTGGCTTGAATTGTAGCTCTGTTGTTATACGGTATTGATTTATTCCAGTTTTCGCAAACAAATTCAGAAGATGAACTTTCTCCAGGTGGAGTAAAAGTAAAACTATCACTATCATTTGCTCTAGCATCTAAAAATGTCTCTATAGTATCTGCGTCTGTTTCCGAGACTTCAAACGTGAAGTTAAATACTTTTGGATTTTGATGTTGTGCAAGTCCAAATAGTATGCGGTGTTCATAACCATCAGCAAAACGAATGGTACGAGTTAAGGGTGCAGACCTTTTTTGTTGTCCGTATGTAGGTTTTATTGAGGGAAACGTAGCCATTATGCAAGTAATCCTCCTGGTCTCTTCTGTTGTAATATTTCAGATTGTACTGCAACTGAGATAAGACGGCCAAGTTCTCTACTCTGCTGTTCATCTCCTTCTACACTAGATCCAGAAGCATCTACGTTTACAACTACACTTGTCGAACCACCAAGTGCATGGTTTGGTGTAACATATCCACCTACGGCTGGTGTAAATAATTCTGGTCCTTTTTCTCCTACGAGTGAAGGTTTACCACCTGGAATACGACCACCATTTGCTGCCACCGCTATTGGTGTAGGAAGAATAGGAGTTGCATAATCTTTAGGTCCTCCACCGCCAAATAAACCACCTAGTAATCCGAAGAAACCACCACTGCCTAAACTTCCCTGCATATTTCCAAAGAAAGCCATATTAAATGCTGCGTCTATTAGTTTGTTCAATACGCTGCTTAATACATCGTTGAGTGTGGAAGTGCCACGAATCATACCTTTTATGCCATCGGATATATCAGTTGCTATTGTCTGGGACATTCTTTCAAATGCTGCTGCTGTTTCTTCAGCCAACTGTCTTTCCTTTTGTAAATTTTGTAGATGCTTAAGTTTATTACGGATTTCAGCTTCGTCTTTTATTTCGCCATCTTGTTTCATTTGCATTATTTGTTTTTCTATTTCAAATTCATCTGAAGTCAATCCAAAACTTTGTTCTAGTAATTTTATTTCCTCAGATATATTTTTTACTCTTTGTTTTTGTATGTCTGCCAGTAGTTTTTCAACAGCAGCATCTTCTTCTCTTTTGTTTGCTAGTCTTTGCTGTTCTTGTACATTCTTAACAGCGTCAAAATATCCCCTAAAACCTAATTCTTTTCCTTCAGCTACCAGTTGCCTTTCCTCCTTAGACCTTCTAAGTGCTCCCGTATTAAAAGCATTTGCTATTTGCATAGCTTTTATAACTTCAGGATCGGTAGATTCCTTGGCCTGTCTAAATAAATTAGCGTCTGTTACTTTATTTAACAAGAATTTACCTATTCCAGTTCCTTGTAAAAATGAGGCTAGTCCAGCCTTCATTTGGGTCATTGCTATAGTGAATTGATTTGCAAGTTCTGTAGTTCCCTTACCGAAGTTCTGCATAGCAGTTACTCCTTCTTGGCCTACTAAACTAATCATTTTTGCTCTGGCTGCCTCAAATGCTTCTTCTTCGCCACCTAATTTTTCTAAGGTTTTTAAATTTTTCTCAAATTCTGTTCCAGTGATTCCTAATGCTGCTGAAACTGCTGTTATATCTTTTGTAGTGTCATTTAAAGCTGATCCTAATTTTCCTACTTCAGTTACGAATCCTTGAATACTCGTTACTATTGCTGTTCCGATTAGACCTCCTGCAAAGCCTCCCATCTGTCCACCTAATCTGTCTCCAACTAGACCACCAGTGAAACCACCAGCAGCAGCTAGTGGACCTTGACCAAATAGTAGAGGGAACGCACCACTGATTAATGCACTTGTAAGTCCACCACCTCTTCCCGATCCTGCTGGTCCAGGTAGTAACTGATTACCCCTATAGTTAAGAGGAGAGCTAGGTCCAAGTGGGTTGCGTAATGCTTGATTTAATCGTCTAGCTTCTGCACTAGCCTGTTGCTCTGTAAATTTAATATTCTTTATTGTCTGCTTGTTTCGTAGTACTTCCGATCCAATTAGATTTTTATTATTTTCTATACCTCGTTTTCTGGCTTTATTTATTCTGTCCTCGAACATTGCAGCTTTCTTGGTAGAAGAGGCTATGTAACCCTCTCCTCTAATATTTCCTGCATCAGTTAATCTTTCAGGAATAAGTCTTTTTATTCCCCTGGCTTCTGCATTAAGCATTGAAGCACTTGGTAATCCTTTGGGTTGTCTGAGTGCTGTCTGCTGATCTATGACTGCTGCTGTTCTTCCTCCTAATTTTCCTGCCCTACCTGAAAGTCTTATAAGATTCATTCCAGCAGATTGAAGGTTTACCTGTTTTACTTTTTCTGCTGTTACTTTCTTTTCAGCAGCTAATTCTTTTTTAGTTTCAAGAACGTGCTGTTTTCCGAGTAGTAATTCTTTTTTAGCTAAGTCAAATTGTTTTGCATCAATACTGGTCTCTGCATTTTTTATTTTTAAGTCTGCGTTACCTATATCTTTAATCTGCGATCTTATTTTCTTTATGGAGGTTTCTATACCTAGCTTTTCGTTAGTTAGTCTTATTTGTTGTATCTCTTGTTTTATCTCTTTATCGTTATCGGTTATCGTCTTTTTAGACTGACTTTGCTTTACTTTTCCGACTTTATTTACTTTTACACCTAAATCTCTTAGCTGCTTATCTAATTTCTTGGTATCTAACTCAATATTTACTTTGTAATTAGCAGCCACGACTATTTATACTAAATAATTCTATATTAGCGTACCTTGCGAGTCTGAGCTTGTCTTTTTGCTTTTTCGTATGCTTCCTCTTCTCTATCGCTTTTGAGACTAAAATAAGCACTCCAAGCGTATAGCTCGTGTGTGGACATTCTTTCTCTTAGTTCTCTATGGGTATAACCTAGTTTTTCAGCTATAAAAAACTGTGTGTATAAAAAATTATCTTCTTTTAATTTAGCTTTTTACGGCATCGGGGCTGTCCTCCTCGCCCATGCTTTGCATCTTACTCATAATGTCGAGAAGAACTCCAAGAGGTATTTCTCTTCTAAGAACAGGTAAATCTGCTGGAGAAAATAGTTTTGTGCCTGATTCATCTTCAGCTTTTGTAACAATTACCTGAAGAGCAAAGTCCAGGCTCCCTTCTTCTTGTCCTTTGTTCATAGCCATTAATGTACTGTTTATGGTGTCTCTATCAGCTATGGTTAGAGGCGACCAGAAGATCTTTAATATTAGTTCTTCTCCTTTAAAAATGGAGTAGCTACTGCGTTCTTCGACACTAAAGGCTTTCTTTAGTTTGTCGATTGCTCTTGCTGTTGGCATAAAAAATTGTATCTATTCTTGTAGTATAGCTTAGTATCTTCCTGCTGGCTTGGTTGTTTTAGCTGAGAAACCTTTTACTTTGAATCCCTTATCCATATCTTTGAATATTTCCTTACTCTTAGTGTAGACATCGTACCAGTTAGGAACATTAGGTCTTGGGGTTGTCTTAAATCCTTTTCTAAACATTTCTTCGTATTTATAATTATCGACAGGGTGTTTAACTTTGTTTATCACAAACGCTGCGTAGTCTGCTTTGTTACCTATAAATACTGGACTTGTTAAAGGTACATAAATCTTTTCATTCATTTTTTGACTTATTTCCCTAAATATAGAACTGGCTGGTCTATCAAAACCCTCCATATTCCCATCTTCATCTCGTTCTCCTATTCTTGGTTGTGTTGCTTGTACTTCGGAAGAGCTTACAGTCCAAGATTCAGCGAAAGTTCCTGTCCAATACGGACTTCGATTTTGCAGTGATTCGTGTATTTCAGCAGCAGCTTCGGCTCTTGCTTCAGTTACAAGTTTTCTTAAATCTCTTGGTAAATGTCTTATATCTTTAACCATTAGCTGAAAAATTGCAATTTATGACACTGAGAAAATGTGTGTCTCTATCTGTAGTTATAGCTGTCGGTCCTTCTATTTCACTGACTCTGGGGGTAACAGAAAAGGTGTCAGTATAGCCCGAAGCATTTACTGAAGTTAGTCCTGTTATTACAAGTTCTGCTATTTCAGAAGCCACTGCACTTCCCTTGTTAGGTGGTGTCATTATGCCGCAACGTATAACTCCTGAATAATATGTCTGGGCTGCACCTTGAGGTTGGGTGGTTGACTGATTGAAGTTTATGTTTACCATTACATATTTTTTATTTTTACCTGGAGTTGAGAAGGGTGTATTGTCAAATACTACAGTGACAGTAGGGTCTGAATCTTGAACTGCATTTAAAATTGCAGTTTCAAAGGCTGCTCTTGCGTTTACTAAAGTCATTAGAAAATTACATCAATACGGAAAAGATATTCCTGTCCACCTTTCAATGTTCGTATGCTTGTTATCTTAGCTCCTCTTGTCGATCCAGAAAATGTAAGCGTTATCTCGTCTTGGAGTAGAGGTTGATTGTCACCTATCAAGTCTGGAGTGATGTAGAGTCTCGCAACATTCTCCTGAAACCCAGATTCTTCAGTAGATTGCACAAACTCGATAGGTACTTTAATTGTATAGTTTGTGTCGACTGTTATGTACTCTCCCGTTGTGTTGTTATAGCTAGATACACCCTTTCGTGTATAAACAATGGAGGTGTCTAATGAGTTCCCAAGTTGAGACACTATTTGTTTTGCAATATTTTTAAATGCTGTATCTAATTGTCCTGCCATTAGCCTCTAACTACCCTCATCTGAAAAGATCCTGCTCCACCAAGTATATATGCACCTAGATAACTTTGTAACCAAGGGTAAACATCTAAAATATTATTTACTGATCCTGTTCCCTGACTTGCAGTATTGTACTTAACCTCTATATCTCCTAGTTTTACTTCAGAAAAATTACCATCTGTTCCTGTGTTACCTGTCATGGCATCTGTATCATTTGCCAATGCTCTAGCTAGTTCATATTGTGCATATTTTATATTTAGCGGAATCAAATCACAGGACAGTTCTACACCGTCTACTTGGTAATTATTTCTTGGAAATTTTAGTGCTTGACCATCATCGCATCTGTCTCCATAGAATACGAAGCTGTCTATCCATCTGGTAGCTGATATTAGTGCTCTGTTCTTTTGATCGTCTGTTTTGTTGGTCCAAGTTGAAGAGTCTGGTACTGTCTCGAAATAAGTGTTGGCTTCTGTAAGCGTGACATAGCTGTTAGCGTTAGCGTCTTTTACAGTTGCATTTATGGTGGCTGCCACGGCTAGAAAGTAATTTTAGTTTTATTGTAGCGTAAAGAAAAAACCCCACC